TCCGTCAGGGTGTAATTCATGTCTGTCCGGACTCTTTCGGAGGCTTCTTCTTTCTTTTTCGTTATCGCCCCGATGATCTCGGTCTTGACTGGTCCTCCAGCAGGGAAGGTCTCCATAATCGATTCCGACTGAAACCTTATGGCTGCTTCTGTCAGGACGGTCGAGTAGACACCACACGCTCCATTCCAAGGCTCTGTCCTTTCTTCATATTGAAGACCCAAGACCTCAAGTCCTTTGACAAAGGTTTCTGCCCAATCTTTCCGGGAGTCTATGTCAGCTTCGACCAGATCTGTTAGCTCACTGGCAATACTGTTTAAAACACCTTCGTCCAGAATTTCCGCAAGGTTCGCATTAAACGCAATGCCGTCAATCTCACGACCCTCTTCGAGGGTAATCTCCACTCCATCCACGGATACCGATTCAGGGTTCTCAATCTCGATTTCAATTGGTTCCTCCGGCAGGGAAGCTAGACCCATAGGGGCTTGATAGACGCTCTTTTCAATCGCCATGATGATTCCTAGTAATAAGCCATGCGACGACGGAAGTATCTGGGTTCATCTTCCTCATCCGATTGAACCGAAATAAACCCACCTTGTCGAAAACGCATCAAAGCCTGTGAGGAGGAGTCAACCAAGTCATCGTGGTCGCCGTTGGGGAAGGAAGCCATTTCCTCCATGACTTCATCTGCCCATCTTGTTTCCGGGCACCAGACAACTCCTGACGCAAACAGGTCGGATATAGCGTTTACACGCGCAATCTTATCGTTTCCTTTGCCCGGTGTATATTCAGACAAGGGAATCCCGATTTTTCTCATTTCATAGATCAAGGGTGCCCCGGCGGCTCTCTTCTCTATTAACAGGGTGTCAGGGTTCCATTCCTGCCACATGTCGAAAGCCTTCTTCTTAAGCTCCGGGAACTCCATACGTTGTTTAAATGCATCCAGAAGGATGATATTGGGGCGAAGATCCCCGTTTTTGTTGGGGTGCTGGAAGACACCCCATGTGGTGCAGGCTGAATAGTCAGCCCGGTTGTTCTTTTCAAACGCCGTATCCCAGCTTTGGATGACGTAATCACAGGGCGGGGGGTCTGCCTTCTCCCAAATCTGCCATTGATCCCGCTTTACAATGGCTCCTTCCTCGGAAGTCGGGTTTTGTTGGTACTGGGCTTCCCATTTGGAGACAGGAAGTTCTGCTCTTAGGGCTTCTAGTTCCTCTTTTTTCCAAAATCCGGGCCAAAGAGGGGTTCCAGAGGGCAGAATCGCGGGAAAATCAATGATTTCCCACTCATTGACCCCGTCTTTTTCGGCATTTTTGAGGATTTGCCCGGTCAAATCACGCTTTGACCAGCGTGTCATCACAATAATGATGGCTCCACCGGGCTGTAAACGCTGCCGAGGACCGGATGTGTACCATTCATAGACCGAATCAAACACGGCTGGATTGCCTTGTTTGGCTTCCTGTTCAGAATGGGGGTCATCAATGATCAATAGGTCAGCGCCTTTGCCAGTAACTGCACCGCCCACACCAATAGCGAAGTAGTCACCGCCCATATGAGTATTCCAACGACCGGCAGCTTTAGAATCCGATGACAGCTTTGTCTCAAAAACCTTCCCATATGCCTCTGACTGAACCAAATTCCTGACCTTACGACCAAAGCCAACCGCCAGTTCTGCGGTGTGGGCAGTCTGGATAATCTTCTTTTCCGGGTATTTCCCCAAGAACCACGCCGGGAGCAGGTAAGAAGCAAACTCCGACTTGGTATGCCGGGGAGGCATATTGATAATCAACCGCTTAAGCTGACCGCTGGCAACCCTCTCAAAGGCTTCTGCCATGATCTGATGATGCTTCCCAGAGATAAACGCAGGCCACATCTGGGTCACAAAGAAAAGATAGGACTCCTTGCACCGCTCTACCCGGTCCAACTCCAACAGAGAAAAAACCTTATTCCTCTCAGCCTCCGGGAGCTTGTCCACAACAGCCATGTAATCGGCTATTTCTTTTTTTGTAAGCAATGTCATAAGGAAGCAATCTCTTTCACTGTCTTGTCAAACAGCTTGATGCCATAAAACTTCCTTGGCTTGACCTCAAGAATCCCATCCTCCTGAAGCCTCCTGACCAGCCTATGGACATTGGACTTAGCCTTCATCCCTATGCCCTTGGCGATGGTGTCATACGACGGAGCCACACCATGAATCTTGATGTACGCCCGGATGAACTCCAATATCTGCCTTTTTCTTTCAGTCATTGTTGGTACTTACCGCCGATCACAGACCAATGTTAATCAAATTGCAGCTTTCCCAACACGGATAGGGACCTCAATCCCCATGCGTCTTGGTTGTTGGTATCAGCTATTCCCCAATGCCCGTTTGCAATATGCAACTGTCGGCTCACTAATACCAACACGACTGGACACTCACTTATCTCTCGTCGGCAGTGGTGCGGTCTGCCTTCAGCAAATGTCCATGCGTGTCGGTACTCGCTACGTCTGTGCCGCATTACGTCCCGTTTCACACAGGGTCGCGCACACAGCATCCGCTTTCCCAACCGTTTAAATATAAATGAGAACATTTAAACATTCAAGTTTATATATACCCCCCCTCAAAAAACACGACCCCCTTTTCCTATGTTTCACGTGAAACGGAGGGGTGGGGGGTTTGCAATGTTCTCATTGGTGGGGGGATGTAATTGTTTGTGCGGATTCGAGCGTAAGCGGTGACGGGTCCCATCTGCCGCCATCGGGGGGGTCGGGGTACGGTGGGGGCGCAGCCACGCACACAAAGCCCGTGTCGCCCTGCTGACGCGCTGTCGGATCGTTTACACGCATCCATCGTTTACACGCATCACTTGACCTTCAGCGTCTTGACGTTGTCGAGTAGCTTCAGGTGCTGCGACAGTTCCCGCTTCAGTTGCTCTGCTGCGACTGTCTTTTCTGCTGCTGCTTCCTGCTGCGTGAACAGGCCTGCTGTTTTCCCCAATAGCTCCAGTGCTTTTAAACGAGAACCTTCTTGCTTGCCTTCCTTGCTCAGTGCAACCAGTTTCCTCAGCACATACCTTCTAGTGCTGGCAACATCATCTGCAAGGTGTTCGATAGTCTCGTCCCATGCGGCACTGATCATGCTGGCGATGCGTGGGTCTGCTGCAAGCTTTGCCGCGTTGCTGCTGACTGCGCTATCGCTCATGCTGGTGTTATATGCCAATCTGTAAGCCTCTCTGCGGGTTTTGCCTTGGATGACGTACGTTGCGAATGCCCTCTGCTGTTCTGTTAATGGTTTGTTGATGCTTCTTATCTTCTTTGGTGGGAGTGAAGCCGCCATCCGTTCCGCTTCGCTATCGAACCCAGGCTCGTTATCATCCTGGCAACCCTCATCGATGCACTGATTCGCTTCCTCCAGTGCTGCTAGATACTCGCCTTGCGTCGTCTTTCCCATGTTCGCCTCACTTGCAATTGACAATTCAGCACCATCACCGCGCACTGATCGTTTAAATACCTTCGTTCGCATTATCCACAGAGTTATTCACAGATGCAAGTAGGACAACGCACCTCATTTTGTTGTCAATACTGAAAATGCCCCTCAGACGCGTCTACAGCCCCTGTGAGCCGTTTTTTCTCTTCAGGCTACCTCACCCTCACCCGACCTGCGTTCGTTCAACCTGCGCGGTTTTTTTATCCTTTGACAACTAGTTATCCACAATTGCCATGTTGCATACGATAAACAAACCATATATCACTGGAGTTGCCATTGATGTAAGTAAAAATAATTGGTATGTGCTAGTAACTAGTGCTTGCAGACCTACTAGTACTATGATCTAATCCGTTTTGTAGCGCGTTCATTTAAACGTAGTAACTTGATAACTTGGAGGTCTTATGAAAATCAATCTATATGAGCGACTCACCCACCAATACCGCGATGGCTGGAGCGGCGAAGATCAGCACCAGTACATCGGCGCGGCAAAGGTATTGCGCTACCAGCGGCTCGCTGATGATGGCATCGACGGCAAGTCCCACAAGACACTGGTCATTGCTCCATCTGCACTGCGCGGCACTGATCTGTCCAACGCAATTGCCGACACTATGGGCGGCTCGAGTTGCCGTCATGAGCATGATTGCTGCGGATGCCCCAGCACCTACGTCGATGTTCGCCGCATTTCCCGCCGGGAATATTCGGTGCAACTCCACACTTACTACAACGTCTGAGGTGATTGCCATGTATTCAACACGCGAAGATTGGCTGACCGCAGCCGTCACAGAATTGCGCCCACTGTTTGATCTGTGGGCTGCACCGCTCCCCCAAAAAATCCGCGTCGCCTGTGGTTTCCCATCGAATGCACGTCGCAGCAATGCCATCGGCGAATGCTGGGCTGATACTGCGTCGGCTGATAAAACTATTGAAATTCTGATTAGCCCGGTGCTGGATAACCCTGATCGGGTTTTCGACGTGCTGGTGCATGAGTTATGCCATGCCTTGCCGGGCGCGATGAATCACGGTGTGACGTTTCAAAAGTACGCCGCCGCCATGCACCTGCGCCCCTGCGGTTCAGGCAAACAGGCGTGGAAAGCCACCGAACAAGCGGCTGACTTCCTGCCAGCGTATGGCGAGATCATCGGGTCTTTGGGCGCGTATCCCCACGCGCAACTGAGTTTAAACACGCGCAAAAAGCAGGCGACGCGTCTGCTCAAAGCGGTTTGCCCGTCGTGCCAGTACACAATCAGGCTGACTCATAAATGGGCGCAGCAGGGTCTGCCTACCTGCGTCTGCGGTGACACATTCAATCTTGACAACTCGGAGGTTTAATTATGGCTACGCAAATTACCACGCTGGATCACATCATGCGTATTCCGCTACCCGTCGTGGAAAGCGCATATATGAACAATGTCGGGCTGGTAGGCAATCGCAGCAAGCGCGATATCGCGCAGGAACTCGCAGCGCGGGTTGATGCTGGGCTGATCACTCTGGATCAGATCAGACAGTACAAGCCGAACACCGTCGCCCCGGCGCAGCCTGCCACGCAGCCTGCCGCTCCCGACGTTGACGGCAAACTACGTCAGATGAAAGACCGGATCATCGATGCTGTTGGGATTGACCTGAACCGCATCGGCAATCAGGTTGACACCCTGTCCGTTGCAGTATCACGCATCGATTCCGGCGTGGATGCCGCCGTCAAGGGTTTGGATTCAATCCGCTCTGATACCGCCGCGAAACTGGACGATCTGGAAAAGAGACTGACCAGAGCGCAGCAGAATGCCGGGTCAGTCAAGCTTGACCAAGGCGAGATCGCAGCCGCCGTTGCCGCCGCAGTCGCATCTGAATTCGGTACGTTTAAACGCGCAGTCGAAGATGCCGGGTTGCAGCAGGTTGCCGCTGACCTGTCGGCGGTGCATGTAACCGGGACTGATGCCGCATACAACGTATTCGATTGCCCTGCGCCTGATGCCGCTGGCACAGATATGCCTGTGCAATTGTGGAACTCCCCCGCTGCGCCTGCCGTCGATCCGAATTTCATCTGGCGCGGTATGGTGCTGCGCCACCTGATTTTGTCTGAGCAAACCGGAGAGAATGTTTGGTTTGGTGGCGAGAAGGGCGCAGGCAAAACCCAAACCGCGCAGCAGTTTGCCGCTCGCACCGGGCGCGGATTCTGCCGTATCAATTTCCACAAGTACACGACTGCGGAAGAGTACATCGGGAGTACCGCACTGGTCGGCGGCAATACTGTTTTCGCAGAGGGCGACTTCCTGCGCGCATATGAGACACCCGGCACGGTGATATTGCTGGACGAGATCACCAACGCAGCCCCCGGCGAACTCGCCCCATTGAATGCACTGCTGGAACCGGGCGCAGCCGTGACCATCGGCGGCAAGGTACGTCGTCGCGCACCGGGCGTGATGATCATTGCAGCCGATAACACGCTGACCAATGGTGACCAGAGCGGCAGGTACTCTGGCACTCAGCAGATGAACAGCGCACTGGCTGATCGATTCAGCCGGGTTGTACCGTTTAAACACTTGGACTTTTACCATGAGGTCGCAGCCGTCCAGCGTCATACAGGTTGCACTGAAGACCTCGCCAAAGCAGTTATCGAAATGGTAAATGTCTGCCGTCAACAGGTTGATGCTGGCAATATTGTCGATGCACCGTCAATCAGGCAGATCGTCGCGTTCATTCGGGCACTCCCGGTGCTGGGCGCAGATGAGGCATTCGATACCTGTATCGCTGCGCGTCAGCCGGGCGAATCAGAGATTGCAATTAACGCAATCAAGGCTGCTCATTTAAACAATAACATTTTCAAGGTGTGATCATGCGCGGATATGAATTCAGAGCAGGCATCGAATCAATGGCGCATAAGACCTGCGCCGCACTGGGGCTGCATCCGGTGTCGATTACTTGGACAAATATTCAGACTGCGGCGATCAGCGAGCATGGCAATATCTTGTTAGCGAATGTTTCAGATGATGCAACCGTCAGC